ACATGAGGTTAGCAATAATGCTACGCAAATTAACAATGCTGAGTTTGTTAAAATTACCATATACAATGAATATGGTAATGTTGCAAATACAACTACGTTAACATTTAGCAGTAGTTACAAGGAAGAAACTATTGGAAATGTAACCTATGATCCATTAGGTGGATTACTTGCCGTTGGTAATCAAAGTCGCAATCTACGTGCAACTAGTGGTGAAACTACAATTGCATTAAGTGGTATAGATGGTAATAATATCTATAACGCACTTGCTACAAAAATACGTGGTAGTGAAGTAGAAGTATTGCGTGGCTTTTACAATAATAATATGGTATTAACAAATACATATCCACGTTTTAGAGGTATTGTAACAAGTTATGCTATTAGTGAAGAACGCGAAAGCACAATTGATAATTTTACAGTAAGCATAGGTGCTAGTTCATATAAAACAGTATTGGAAAATAGAATTGCAGGAAGAAAGACTAACAAGGAAAGTTGGCAGTTCTTTAATCCAAACGATACAAGCATGAATCAAGTTTATGCTATTAGTGGCGTACAATTTGATTTTGGTCAAACACCAAAAGCAGGCACAGTTGTACCAGGCGGCGGCGGCTTTCCACCAGGCGGTGGTGGCGGAGGCGGCAGACCTATAGGCCCAGATGGCAGAACTTATCCGGATTAATATGAATATTAGAATAGCAAATAAATTTGACTTACCATATTTTACAACATTGATACATCGTATTAATGCTGATGATAGTTTGGGTGATATTATCGTTGGTGAACTTGATGATGACCATTTAAATAGTATTTTTGCAACTATTATCGCAGGCGCAGGTATATGTTATATTGCAGAACATGAAAATCAAAATATAGGTATGGTATTAGGCATCATAAGCCCTAATATGTGGGCACCAAAATATTTGTTTATGCATCAAATATTGTATTTTGTGGAAGAAGATTTTAGACATACAAGAGCAGGATATTTACTATTCAAAGCATTTGACAAGAAAGCCACAGAATTAGTAGAGCAAAAACGCATTCATCATGTAACACTCACTGCACCAAAAACATTATTAGAAATGGACTTTGATCGATTTGATTATGAATTAAGTGAAAAGACATGGATCAAAAAAGGTATGAGACATGAGTAAAGTCATTAAAACAGTATTAAAAATTGCTGCTGTCGTTGCTGTATTTTTTATACCAGGTGTAGGAGCAACAATTGGTAAAGCATTATTAACTGCTGCTGTTGCCATTGGTGTTAGCAGATTAATTGCAAAACGTGCAGACATTCCAGGCGATGCAGGTGGTGATGCTGGTGGTCGTATACAACTACCTCCTGCTACTACAAATAAATTACCTATAATATATGGTAGTGCATTCGTTGGTGGTGCAATTACAGATGCCATGTTATCAACAGATCAAAAAACAATGTGGTATGTTGTAGCATTAAATGAAGTATCAGATACAACTGTCAGTGCTATCACATTTGGTGATATTTATTATGGTGGCAAACTTGTACAATTTGGTACCAATGGTGCTGTAACAGCATTAATTACAAATAATAGTGATCCAGGCACAGCACAAACAGATACTAGAGTAAATGGATATCTAGACATTTATTTGTATAGTAATGGTAGTAATAATCCATACAATAGCATTTATAATGCTGATCAAGTATTAAGTGTAGCAAATGGTGTTCCAGCAAGTAAGGCCTGGGACGGTACACAAACTATGACAAATTGTGCATTTGCTATTGTTAAAGTCAAATATAGTACAGACGCAGGAACAACTGGTATAAGTGACTTATTAGTACAAGTTATTAATACAGAAAATGGTCAGGCTAGTGGCGTATTCAGACCAGGCAGTGCAATTAAAGATTACATGATCAATACACGTTATGGTTGTGGATTACCATTGTCTAGTATTGATACACAAAGTTTAATTGATTTAAACACATATAGCGATGATCAAATTGATTATAAACCAGTGGGTTGGAATACTGGTGATCCATATAGTCAACAAAGTCGTTATACAATAAATGGTCCATTAGATACAAGTCGTAATTGCTTAGACAATTTACAATTCTTAGTAGACACATGCGATAGTTGGTTACAATATAGTGAACTAACAGGATTATGGCGTGTTGTTATGAATAAAGGATATACACAATTACCCAATGCACAAACATTAAATGATATATTCTTAGTCAATAGTAGCAATCTTGTTGGTGGCATTGATGTAGCACCAATTGATTTAAATGAAACATATAACCAAATAGAAGTTGGTTATCCTAATGCAAATATTAAAGATCAAACAGATTATCAAATCATTGATTTGTTTACAGAAGATCCACAATTATTAAGCGAGAATGAAGCAATCAATAGATTGAATGTAACATTGCCATTAGTTAATAATGCAGTGCAAGCAAGATATTTGGCTGCAAGACGTATCTATCAAAGTCGTGAAGATTTAGCAATTGCATTTAAATTAGACTTTAGTGGTATACAAGTAGAAGCAGGTGATTTAATACGTGTAACACATGAAGTTTATGGCTGGACAGATAAACTATTCCGTGTAAGTTTTGTTGCTGAGGAAAAAGATACAGATGGTAATTTATCTGCTTCTATACAAGCATTTGAATATAGCGATGGAATATACAATGACATTGTACAAGATTATGTACCAAGCCCAAATACAGGATTATTAGATCCTAATGTTATTAGTCAGCCTGGTACACCCACAGTAAGTTTAAATCCATTAGGCACAAATCAAACACGTAGTTTCAAAGTTACCAGTACTGTTCCTTCAACAGGTTTAGTATTGTATATGGATTATAATTATGGTAATACTAGCAACGTACAAACACATAGATTATATCGCACTGTACAACAAAGTAATGGTGATCCATTTACAAATAGTGTAAGCAGTAACATTGATATTAATGATTTGCCAGAAGGACAATATTACTTTAGTACTACAGGTCGTAATAACACTAGTGGTCGACGTAGTAATGTTAGTAACGCATTTAATTGGACTGGTAGTATTATACCCACACCAAACGTAAGTAATGCATGTAATGCAAGTAGCAATGGCAATGTTATTACTAGTGATCCTATTACAAATCTACAGATTGGTAGTAATATCTATATTACATCAGGTACAGGCACATTAGAAGCAAATACATATGTTGTAAGTGTTGCTAATAGTACAACATTTACTATTACACCTACACCAAACGTAGCATTAAGCAATGCATGTATACAAGCAATTAATGGTGGTATCAATAGCAATACTATTGTACCAAATCCAAATTTAACAGCAGCAACTTATAGATTACCAAACGTAACAATTGCAAACACTGGATTAATCACAGCAATAAGCAATGGTGGTATTACTGTACAAGACGAAGGTAATACTATAGGTAATAGTGTTGTTACACTTAACTTTACTGGTAATGGCGTCACCGTAACTGGTAATAGTACATTCGCTAATATTAACATTCCAGGCAGCAATGGCGGTGGTGGTGGTAACTTTGAATATGTTTACAATGAAGATGTAACTTTAACAAGTAATACCACAACTTATAGAGGTGCATTAGATGGTAGTTTACAAAATGTTTATACCAGTATATCTAGTGTTGCAATTTATCGCATTCCAGGTGGTAAAGCATATACAGCAAATAGTCCTGCTGTAGAAAATTATACTTGGGATAGTGCTAATGATTTATATCCTGCATTACAAAATACTGCAAGTACTACCGATGGATTTTTAGCAAATAGTACAGGTATCTTTGCACCGGGCGGTGCATTAACACAAGCAAGTCGTTGGTATACACTTAGTAATAATCATGCTGCAAATAGTAGTTATGGTTGGTGTCATTTAATGGGTGTTGCATTACCTGCTAACTTTGAAATTGCCAATGAAAATGTTGTTCAAGCAAATGCTGTATTTCAAATCGTAACTGATGCAAATACACCAATACAATATGGTCTAAGTTTTTATAGAACTATCAATAATAGTTCAACTGTTATAACAGGTCCCTTTGTTGCATGGGAAACAGTTGGTACTATGGATATGATAGCAGATCAACCACAAAATTTTACAGTTACAGGATTATTTCGACAAGGTGATAATACAAATGCAAACGCCAATGTATTCATAACAGATATTGCATTATGTGTTAGAAATCCTGAACCAAATTGCAACGCATATGTAATACGTCCATCGGTATTCGCTACACAATGGAACTAAATAATAACATAGGAAATTAATTTATGAGTCTACTTCTTAATGGATCAAAAACAGTTACCATTGCTGGTACTGAGATGCAATGTATAGAAATCTATACAGGTGAAAGTTATACGTTACCATTATCATTTGTTGATAATACAGGCAATGCTATCAATTGTACAGTGCCAAATAATTGGGCTTTAGCAACAAGTGCAAAATTTTATACTGCAAGTGATATTACGTATCCTACTACCGGTGATACAATTATATTAGGTAATCTTACATTAGATAGCCCACAACCAAGCACAGGTGCAAATACTTATAGTGTTAACTTAGTTGCAGCATTTAGTAATGCTAGTGCTGGATTAGGATATTTGTACATACCCAGTGATTTAACTGGTGGTACTGGAGCACCAAATGCTACACCAGTTATAAGCGCAAGTGCAGTTAATACTGCGGCACCAAGCACAGTTGTTGTAGTTACTTTAACTGTAAGTAGACAAAGCAGTGCAAATGCTAGCCTTGCAGATGTTAACAAAGAACCTATAGGTATGATCGTTAGGTATCAATAATGAGTGAAATCAATTTAACCATTACCCCAAATGTAGTAACTACACAAATTAATGTTACTGACACTAGTATAACAGTGACACCTGAAGCAATAGGTTTAACTGTAAGTACTGGTGGTATAGTTGGCGCAACTGGCGCTACTGGACCTACAGGCGCTACAGGACTAACGGGACCAACAGGTCCAACTGGATCAACAGGTCTTACTGGTGCTACAGGTAATGGTGCAACAGGAAGTACAGGGCCCACGGGTGCCACTGGCCCTAGTGGTGGACCAACGGGTGCCACGGGTGCTACTGGTGCAACTGGTCCTGTATTTTTAGAAGTTCAAGATGAAGGCAATTTATTATCTAACGCAGTAAATGTTTTAAATTTTGTAGGACCTGGAATAACTGCCAACGCTAATGGTAGTACCATAACTGTTACCGTTAACAGCGTGCCAGGCGGTAGTAACACTTATGTGCAATTTAATGATGGTAATACATTTAATGGTAGTGCTAACTTTACATTTAATAAAGCCACAAATGTCTTAAATTTAGAAGGTAATTGCCAAGTCAATTTTTTACAAAGTGATAATGCATTATTGCAAGGTGGTACAACCATAGCAAATTTGTTAGCAAACGTAGCAAACGTAAATGGTAATTTACGTGCTGTAAATGCTAATATAACTACAAATTTAACAACAGTAAATGCAAACGTCACTAATACATTATTTGCCAATATTGCTAATATTTCTAATACATTAATTTCAGTAAACGCAAATATTACAAATACATTAGTTGCAGCCAATGCAAACGTACAAAATACACTTGTTGCTAATAATGGTAATATTGCAAATTTACGTACAAGTAGTTCACAAATAGTATTAGGTGCATTAGCAACTAGCAATGGTAGCCTAGGTGTAAGTACTATCGCTATAGGCGATCAAGCAGGTTATGATGGTCAAGGTGATAATGCTGTTGCAATTGGTAAACAAAGCGGTGGTGGTATACAAGGTAGTGGTGCAGTTGCATTGGGCGCAGGTGCAGGTATTGGTACTGGTGGTGGCGCAGGACAAGCAAATGGCGCAATTGCAATAGGTAGTACCGCTGGTGGTATTGGACAAAAAATAGGTGCTATTGCAATAGGTGCTAATGCAGGTTATGCAAATCAAGGACAATATAGTGTTGCATTAGGGTATGCAGCAGCAGGGGGCAATACTAGTACTGCACAAGCAAATAATAGTATTGTCATTAATGCCACTGGTGGAGTATTATATGGAAATACTGCAAATGCATTTTTTGTAAAACCAGTACGTGCTGCTCAAACAGGTAATTTATTATATTATGATAATAGTACCGGAGAAATTTCATATGGTACTGGAAATATATCACAAACATATATTGCAAATGGTAATAGTAATGTAAGTATTCCTACTGCAAATGGTAATGTCAATTTTCAAGTAACAGGCACAAATGTTTTAACTATTAGTAGTACTAGTATTAATAGTACTGTTACTGTAAATGCTACTAGTTTAGTTTCAAACAATGTTAATACAGTAAATTTAACAACTACATCAAATATATTAGCATTAGGTAATGGGGCAGTAGGCGCTAATTTTGATATAGCACTAGGTTATCAAGCAGGTAATACTCTTGGTACTGGCGCAATAGCAATTGGTTATCAAGCGCATAGAAATAGTAATAGTAGTCATAGTGTTGGTATTGGCAACAATGCTGGTTATGCTAATGCAAATAATTATACCGTTGCTATAGGATATTTTGCCGGCGCTTCAAATATTGGTGAATATGCAATTGCAATTGGTGCAAGAGCAGGTGAAACTAATCAAAGTGGTAATGCAATAGCAATTGGTGCTTTTGAAACTGCAACCACAGGTCAAGGTGTAGATGCAATTGCTATAGGTAAATATGCTGCTCGTAGTAATCAAGGTGCATATTCAATAGCGATAGGAGCAAATTCAGCATATCCTAATGCTCAGGCTAGCAATAGTATCATCATTAATGCAACAGGTAGTAATTTAAATGCACCAACGGCTAATGCATTATACATTAAACCAATTAGACAAGCCAATACTACTAATTTTTTATATTACGATAACACTACTGGCGAAATTTTATTTGATGTTTATACTGCAAGTCAAAGTTTTATTGCAAATGGTAATAGTAATGTAAGTATACCTGCAGCAAATGGCAATATAAATTTTAGTGCTATTGGTAATGCTAATGTTGTCGTAATTACAGGAACAGGTATTAATGTTAATGGAACATTAAATGCAACAGGTGTTGTTGCAACTACATTAGGTGGTAATCTAACAACAGCAGCACAACCAAACGTAACAAGTCTAGGGACGTTAACTGGCCTTAACGTAAATGGAAACATAACTGCTGCCAATATTACAGCAAATACTGGTGTGTTTACTGGTAATGCTAACGGCATCAGTAGCGTTCAAGCGGCTAATATTGTTGGTACAACATTGAGTTCAACAGTAGTGACATCAAGTTTGACTACTGTAGGCACATTAGGAAGTTTAACAGTAACAGGTAATATTAATGCAGGTAACCTAACAGGTGCAAATTTAGTTAGTGCTAACTTCATAACTGGTACTTTAACTACTGCCGCACAGCCCAATATTACAAGTCTAGGCAATTTAACTTCTATTAATGTTGGAAATATTAATGGAAATACTACTCCTGCTAATTTGATCTTAAATGCAGCAAGTACTAACATTATGTTAAGACCTAGCAATATTGTTATAAGTGCAAATGGTACTTCTAATGTTACATTTATATCTGACGCAGGATTATTTGCAAATAATGCGCAATTTAGTGCATTAACATTAAATTCTACAACCGTAAAATTAGGTTCACAAGCAGGTCAAAGTGCTGTTGGATCTAGAGGCGGCGAAATTGCCATAGGTAATAATTCACACTATCAAGGTGGTACCATTAATGATAATGTTATTGGTATAGGTGTTGATACACAAAATGGATTAAGCGCCAATATAGGTACAGGTGCTATAGCAATAGGTACTAGAGCCGCACAAAATAGCACACAAAGAAATGATAGCATAGCAATAGGCACAGAAACAGGTAGAGCAGGATTAGGCACAAGTGCGATAGCAATAGGTGCAAAAGCAGCATGGGGTGCAAATGCTACAGCAAATAATACAATAGTTATAAATGCTACCGGTAGTAATTTAGAAGGTACTACAGCAAATGCCTTATACATTAAACCTGTACGTACAGTTAATAGCACAAGTGGTTTAAATGCACTTTATTATGATAGTACTACAGGTGAAATCGTAGTTTACGTACCATAATAAATAATGATATACACCAACGTTTGCGAGGTAGTTAACGTTGGTCAGTAACGCGAGGAAGCGAAGATGGCAAAATTTAGTCAAAACACGCTCAATCAAGTCGGTGGATTTGATGGGCAAGTATTAGCGCAAGAATTAGTTTACAATCAAAAAGACTTTTGGAATCTTGTATGGTCAAACATCACAAGTTACCCAAGTGGTTGGCAAACTGGTACTACTCCAATTAATTTAACAGGCGCAACTATCGATGCGACTATAATTCGACGAGCCATCACAAATTTTCGTGATAGTCGTAGTGGTTATGATTTTACTATTACTGATTATCCATTAGTAAGTTTAATTGCTACAATAACTGATACTGCTGCAAGTACAAATATATTAACATGTGATGATACAAGTGAATTGTTTGTAGGTATGCCCGTACAATTTCGTGGCACAGTATTTGGTGGTGTAGCAATTAATACAACATATTATGTTAAAGAAGTATTAACAAGCACAACATTTACAATATCAGCAACACGTGGAGCAGCACCAAGTTATACACCTGGCGCAGTATTTGCGTTAAGTACAGCAACTGGTAGTATGACAATGAATCGTATTGAAGCATTACCAATAAGTTTAAGTATTACAAATCGTGTTGATAGTACAGGTAGTTTTACATTAGTTATAGACGAAGAAGTTTGGGCAACAATAGGTCGTGATAGTCTACAAGTCACATATAGTGGATTACCAGGCGATCCAGATTTAGGCATCAATGCAACTGATCCAGCATGTTTTACTGGACGTATTAAAATTAGTTTCCCAGCAGTTGGTAGCACACCAGCATATGATGAAAGTATATTTTTACTATTCTTAGTTGCTAGCGATGGAGTATACAACTAATGGCAAATCAAGTCAGCGTCAATGGTTCTGGCGTAGTACAAGTAAACATAGAACCAACAGCAAACGTATTAGTACAAGTTGATCGTGCGATAGTTCCAACAGGCGCAACAGGTGCTACAGGCATAGGCGCTACAGGTGCTACTGGTATACAAGGACCTAGCGGTCCTCCAGGACCTGCTGCTATACAAGGTGCAACAGGTGCTACTGGTCCAATTGGTAGTACAGGTGCTACTGGTCCTGTAGGTGCAACAGGTATTGGCACAACAGGAAGTACAGGTATACAGGGTGCTACAGGACCTCAAGGAGCAACTGGTCCACAAGGCGATCCAGGCGGTGCTACTGGAGCAACTGGCCCACAGGGTGCTACAGGTGCTAGTGGTACAATAGGTGTTGATGGTGCAACAGGTGCAACTGGGCCGCAAGGTGCTACAGGCATTGGTGCTACTGGCGCAACAGGACAAATAGGAGCAACAGGCTCTCAGGGAGCAACTGGTCTTACAGGACCCACTGGTGCTACTGGTATTGGTGCTACTGGTGCAACAGGTTTAACAGGTGCTACAGGTGTAAGTGGTAATAGTATATTAATTGTTACTAGCAATGGATTAGGCAATTCACAATATTATCCAACGTTTGTTGCTAATGCTGGTAGTAATCAAACAGTATACATTGATGACTTCGGAACTACATTAACATATAGACCTAATATTGGTCAATTAGAAGGTAATGGATTATACTTTGCTTATTATGAATATTCAGATGTAAAAATTGAACCAACTAGTGGAGCGTTTCAATTAAAAACATTTGGCAATACACGCATGACTGTAAGTGCTGGTGAGACTGAAGTTAAAACAGGCAACTTAAAAATAACAAATGGTACTGTCAATGTCGCTAATACAAGTTTATCATATATTGGTAATGCTAATGGATTATTTGCTATACCAACTGGTAATTTAAATGGTGTCGATGGCAATACTAGCAACATACTATATGGTAATGGCGTATTTGCAAATGCTGGAACTACAATTGGTGCTACAGGAGCAACAGGCCCAACTGGTCCAACGGGTGCTACTGGCTTAACTGGCCCAACAGGTGCGACTGGCTTAACTGGTTCAACAGGACCTCAAGGAGCAACAGGAGCAACAGGCCCAGTTGCTGGCAGCAATACACAAGTTATATTCAATGATGACAATGCACCAAATGGTAGTGCTAATTTTACATTTGATAAAGTAACTAATTTACTAACAGTAACCAATGCTACTGTTACCAACAATTTGCGTACAGGTAGTAATGTCATTATATTGGGTGCAAATGCTAATGCTAACGCAACTAATGGTATAGCAATAGGTGCTAATGCTGCTAATTTAAGTAGTGGTGCCAATACAATACGTATAGGATTTAATGCTGGTAGCAATGGTGGTACATTAGCCAATAGTATTGCTATAGGTCTAAACTGCGGTATTACAAGTCAAGGTTTAGGTGCAGTAGCAATAGGTAATGGTGCTGCACAAAATGCTCAAGGCAATGGTGCTATTGCTATGGGCGTGCTTGCAGGTAATAACGCACAAGGTATACAAGCAATTGCTATTGGTGTACAAGCAGGTGTAAACAACCAAGCAACACAAAGTGTTGTTGTAGGATTTGGAGCAGGCAGCAACAACGCTGGTGCACAAAGTATTATTATAGGAGCAAGCGCCGGTGCTAACAACGTAGGTGGCAACAGTATTGTTATAGGTCGTGCTAGCGGCAATAATATTGGTGCAAATAGCATAGTTATTGGCGCTAACGCTGCTGCCAACGCACAAGCAGGTAACACTATTGTAATTAACGCTACTCAATCTCAAATCACAGCAAATACAGCCAATGCAACATATATTAGACCAATACGTAATGTTGCTATCGCTAGTGGAAACGTAGCATGGTATAATCCAGCAAGTTTTGAATTACAATATGATACATTAGCCAATTACACAGGTACAATTGGCGCTGGCAATATTAATGCAGGCAATGTTATTGTTACTGGTGCAACTTATAGTAATCTTTATGCTAATACTATTAACGTTACATTAGATAATATTACTACAGTAACACCAAGTTTTGCATTTGCTACATATAATAATAGCAATACATTATTAAATCCATATACATTCTTCCGTGCTAGAGGTAATTTAGCAAGTCCACAATCTATAGCAAATAGTGATACAGTACGTAACGAAAGTTACTTTGTATATGCTGATAGTGGTAATACTTATTATGGATTGGGTGGTTACACAGTTAATGTTAAAAACAATTTTAGCAATGGTACAGTAACAAGCAGTGCAAGTTTATTTGGCCCAAATAATGGTGCAAATTGTAACTTAGAAATATTATATGATACCATTAAATTGACTAATAGTGGCAATACATTTATATATAATAATGGTAATATTAGTACAGATGGTCGACTAACATATTTGCGCACATATGGTGGTTTCTTTAATCCAAATGATATAGCGACGACTGCTAATACAGTAGCAAATCTTGATTTGCCAAACACTTATGATGCAAATGGCATAAGCATAGTCAGTAACAATCAAATTACAATACAAAGAACAGGTACTTATAATATACAGTTCAGTCTACAAGTCAAGAATACTGATAATGCTAGCGATCATGATATAGATGTTTGGTTCGCAAAGAATGGAACTGATGTAGCAAATAGTGCAAGTCAATGGACTGTGGTAAAGAATGATGGTAAGAATATCTGTGTTGTAAATTTCGTAGATACAGTCACAAGTGCTAATGATTATTACCAAATACGCTATGCTGTAAGTAGCGCAAATGTTACATTAGAAGCATTTGCTAACATCACAACACCATATACTAGACCAGCGATACCAAGTGCTATAGTCACAGTTGTTCCAGTAGGTGCATAATGGAAAGTTTACTTGCATGGATCAAAGCATTACCTAGTTGGTTATCAAGTCTATTTGATATACTAATAATTGCTGTGATATTTGTTACAGCATTTACATTGATATTTGGTGTATGGATTGGATTTTGTATAACACGCAAACGTATGAATAGCATTGTAGAATTACAATTCTTTCCACCCAAGATAACTTTTCGTGAAAAATAATAAATAGTATTGTAGAGTGGGTAATGTGTTCAAACAAAGACCTATCTTAAACTTGCCATAGTTTAATTTCCGTTGTAACCTGCTCTACACTGAACATATACTAGCCCACATATAGTGGGCAGTTTTTTATGCCGCACAACCTTCTGGTGTAGTGTATGTAGTACTTACTACGGCGTATTTAGGATCATGGCATGAACGTGATGCTGTTGATGAACCAGATTACTTACCCAGTTCCCAAACAATAATCATTTTTTGTAGTGTATCTGCAAACTCAGGTTTATCTATACAGGCTTGCATAATTTTTAAATGCATACCATAATGTGTTAAAAAATCTTCATATTCATCATCATCAAAGATTATGGCAGTTTCATTTTGGAACTTGTGTTTTCTACATTTGTAAACCAAATGTAGCATATCTTCTTGTATCATATATCTATTTAACACACCCCGATTTTAGGGCACATTCGGGATCACATGTGATAAAAAACTAATGGTGGGTTAAGTCCATTAGTACCCTTACCCTGCTAATAATAGCATCAATATTATTTAAAATATGTTGCCCACGCTGTGCATGTCTGTGGGCGAGACAATTAGCCTTGCAACATTTTCAGAGGTTCTCCATAATGGAAATTTCTTGGGGCTACACTGCACGACCTAAAGTAGATCCCGATTCGCGCAACACTTCGGGAACGAGTGCTAAAAAGGCATAGAGGTGCCCTGCGCTAATTACAGGTCTACCGATTTGTGCGCTTTCGGTAGAGAAGTTCCACGAGATTGACGTTAATGAGGGAGTAATCTAGATGCATATGCCTATACTGAAAGATGTAAACTTTGCATCAGATGTCAATCAGCGTACACAATATTAATTATACACAATCAAATATATGAATCAAGTTTTATGGGTAACAATCTTTTACTAAAAGGTTTTTTAAATACCATATATGTTGTTTCATTATATTGCAAATCACCGCACCAGTCACTAATCGCCCCATAACAAACATACCCAAGTCTCCAAAACTTTTCTTTGTTTTTTTCAAAGTTTGATTGTTCGATATGCAAACAAACAGGAACAGTGTATTGTTTATCAATCATACTATAAACAATTTTACTAATATTATTTTTACGATATTTGGGCTGAATATAAATGGTACCAATACAACGAACTTGTTGTGATCCTACTTTTCCATTAGTGAGTTCTACGATACCAATATTTGTCTTATTGTTTTTAATAAGATACAAATCAATTTTATTAGATTTGACTATGTTAAACAAATTCATATCGTAATCACCTGGGCAATTTTTACGAAAATAGTTTTGTCTAAACTTAGTCAGCATAGCCAAATAATCACGCCTATCACTACGATCTGATTCTGCATTGACTGGAACAATGTTAATCATAAATCACCTCAGGGACAAGTATAAATCTTACCAGTAGTATGATCCTGCCAAAAGCCAGCACGGTTATTGGCACACTTACTTTGCATGTTTTCCTTACCCAACTGTCCAGCAAGTGCACCAAGAACAACGATAGTAGCAACAGCAGTTACTAACTGTTTACCATTTTGTGCTTGGGAAGTGTCGACACCATTTACGGTCGTGCAACCTGTCACACTTAATGCAGACAACAATACAATAAACTTACGCATAAAATTACCCTATAAACTTATAGCGAAATTGCTATAGTGTTTATATTACAGTAATCACCATAATATTGCAAGAAATTAAACTCTTTACAAATCAATGACTTACGTAAATTTACAATTAATTGGGTATTTTTCATCGTTGTATAAATACATATGCTTTCAAGAGCGACATACTTTTATCCTATAATGTCAGTGGGCATATTGTTAGCGCAATATGCCCAATCTCGCTAAAGATTGATGTTATTTGTGATATAGTAGTGTATACATTATAGGAGATAACAAATGAAAGATAATCTAAAGTACAGGTTAAAAACCTGTGACCGTTTCCTCAAGCGTATTAGAAATAAACCACAATATGCACAAACATATCGTATGTTTTGTGTTATACGTATGGATTTGGCTAAAAAATTAAAAAAGGTGAGTGTATGACAGATGACAAAACATACATAAAATAATTTTTTTTTATTAAAGTCACGGCATATGAACTACAAAGTCACGGCACATGAACTAAGCAAAAATACAAAAAGTCACGGCACTATAATAGAATATCTAAAGATATTATGTATGGCATGGACTGACACATATAGGCAAACATATAGGAGACCTAACAGATGAATCAAAGAATTATCCCGTTACCAAAAGAGTTTATAGACAAATTTCCAGATCTGGATATAAACAAAGCAATTAAATTCCATGATAAGTATTTGAATGCAAATAGACTATATTTGGTTAAAGCAATACCACATATCAGTGGAAATATTCTTAATTTTCCGTTAAGACAGGCCTGGGACAAATGTGGAGAATTTCAGCATAATAATAATCGTTATTTTATTTGGAAAGAATTTTTTGCTATACAACCATACTTTAATGTAATAAAAGAAGGCAGTAAATGGAGTGGTATGAATAGTACAATACAAATAATTGATCAAGAATATGTTAATTTACTTATTGATACAATGGATAGTATTGAACTTGTAAAAATATTTTATAACAAATATGATCAAAATGAACGCATATGTATACCTATAGATATGGATAGTTTATCTGCTTATATTAGTAGAACAGAAAGATTATTACAAACAATACAATCAACTGATTCTAGATATGGTAAAGTATTACAAAATTTCCGCACTGCAAAATTCTTTAAAATCATTGGTGAACATTACTATACACAGTATGGTGATTATGTAATACCTCACATTAAAAGTGATAAGACAACATATGGGCGTACATATTACAAAGGTATAAATTTGCAAAATTGTAGCAAAGAAGTACGCAATGCAGCACTTGGATATCATGTATGTTATGATTTGAATGCAGCAGCATATGCTATTAAATTAATATTAGTGAAAAATATCTATGATGAATATGGATATGATTTTAATGGTAGTTTTACATATACAAAAGAATATCTAGATCATAAAAGTGAAATACGAAATGAATTGGCTAGTGTTATATTTAAACATATGCCAAATCACCCTAATCCATTAAAATTAGTTAAAGAAGCCATGACTGCTATAGGATTTGGTGCAAAACTTCATGAAGGTAGTTGGGAATTAGAAGGTATAAGACGATATAGTTCATTACATTATATCATTTATAATAAAATAGCACGAACGGCTTTTGCCAAACATAAATTTGTTGTGAATTTTCTTAAAGAACAGGATCAACTCAGTAAAATTATTCATGAATATAATAATTGCAATATGGATTTTTTAAATCATACTGCTGATATAGAAGAATTGTATAATAACAATGGATCATTGAATAAAAATAAAACTATAGCATATCTATATCAACATTTAGAAACTCAAATTATGGATATGGTAGTTAAAGATATAGTACCAATATTTCGTATACATGATAGTTTTATTATGTCTAGACCATTACCCAGTGAAACA